ATAAGAGAGGTCGATGGAGTATAGCATATCGAAATCTTCGGTACTTTGAATTCTAAGTCCATCAAGAAGTTTCTTGTAGCGGGTTTCTTTCCAGGAAGGGAATTTATCTTCAGTATCGAGCAACTGGATTACTGTATCCATCGCATTGAAGTAGTTTTCAATAAATGAGCGACGCATGGTTTCCTGCTCATGCTTGTAGATATCGACATTATTTTTGCGTTTAGAAACGATATCGAATATGAGTTGCTTTGCCATTGTCAAATTGGCCATAGCCATACATAAGGCCTTCTTTAGCTCTCCATCAACCTTCACAATCTCAGAATAGACATCTTTCGTTAATATAATAATCATCATCTTTTTGGCTGAAACTGCTGATGAGTTGAGCTGATCGAAAGTTATATTACTTTCGGCATACGGAGCGTATTTGCGAAACTCCGCGATGGTAGGAAATAGTTCTTGTAATATTGTCATGACTGTTGCTTATTAAGTCTATCTTTGGGGGATACTTCTTCTTGGCGGGCCGGAACTTCACGATAGAAGCCAAGGCGATATCCCTGACTGTATAAATCGGGAAAGTTTATCTGCAGAGCCTGGTTAAATGGCTCTGTACAAATTTCGTCTTCAGAGGTGAGCGACATAATGTAGATCAGATAGTTGTAGTATGCATCAGCACCCGATTTGGAGATAACTCCATCTTTGCTGACGCTCGAAATTGAAGAATCAAGGCCCACACTGGAGAGTAAGACTTCGTCGGCACGTTTATCGTAGGATATCAGGGCGTCGATATATTCTTTATATTTCAAATCGACAGTTTCTATTTTCCAACGTTCTTCCTCACCCTGGCTGTTTTTAAAACTGATAGTTGCATAGGCTTTTCCCTGGTTATCCGCTCCGGAAAGATAGCGGGATATTTTGCGGAGTTCCGACTGCAAATATTTGATTAACGTCGATTCTTTGAATTCTGTACCAATCTCAATATCATTATATTTTAAAAGTTCCTCATTGTTTTTTCTGCGTCGCTTATTCTCATCACAGAGCTTGGTGATTTGGATACGTTTCGACTCAAGCCAGGCATTAGGGATAATTATATGAATTTTAGCGGCCAGAGAGTTGCGGAGGAACGAGTTTATATAATCGGCGGTATCATTGGAGCCTTTGATATACGATTTCGTTCCGGCATGTGTTTCATTCACCCCGTAGAACTCATCAACAGATTTTTCACGATGGTGTGATATCGCTGCAAACTTGTAATTACCAACCTCTGTCAGATTGAATTTAGGATAGATACGGAAAGTTGAAGTTCCGTAGCCCCATCTTCCTACTGCTATATGTCGAAAGTCCTTATAATAAACTATATCGGTGGCAACATCCTTCTTTGTCGTAGCCAAGCGGCAATGCTTATTTTCCATTATTTCAAGACCGGCAACAGGAAGTACTCCTCTACCCTTCCCTATTGTAAATCGCCATTTTACAAAGAAATCACGGAAATAGTAGTAGTTCTTAATGATAGATTTGGCAACCTCTTTATGATCCGATTCGAGACCACGATCCTTCCAGCTATTAAGCCAATCGGTGACAGTAGGGCAATCAACCCATTCTTTCTGCAATTTGCCATCGACAATCGTAGGCTTGTACACGCTAAGCCCATGCCCATACAACATATTAACCTGCTTGGTTATCAAGCGAGGAAGTAGTCGATTCTTCTTGATATCTGAGGCGATCTCTTCGCACTTCAGATTGTTGAAGCCACGACTACAGACTTGGAATCCCTGGATGCTTTGCCATTGCATATCCGGAAAATTGCTATCATTAAGTACCGGAAACATAGGATCAGGATCCAGCACTGACGAGAGTGGCGTATCACCGATTTGAAATGATATTACATTATCGTCGTCAAGATAGCAACCGTAGTTGCCTACCATTTTAAGGTTGCTTTTACTCATAGCCAATCTATTTTATGAAGTTTGAAACCATCTTGTGGAAAGCCCATATACCGGATCAGTATGCGGTAGCACATCTTTGGCTCACCATCTGCATCACTGAAGAGAAAGAAGTTATCACTATCAATGCTAAACCGTTCCTCCGGAAGTTGGGTGCGCCATTTGCATCCTTCCTTGACCGTCAGATTAGGTATTGCCTCCCCTCTATGCCTTGAGCATGGGAAGAAGGCAATGGTGAAGCATCCATTAGGGAGCTTCGAGATCTCTTTAGCCCATTGCATCGCCTGAATACCTGTCATCGTCATTTCCATGCCCGAAAGTAGTGGGTTTCGGGGTGCGCCAAAAGGACGCACCCGGGGTTTGTCATATTTTCGGAATTTTCGGGAGGGGGTGAGCGGCAAAGGGAAAACTCAGCGGTGCGTGCAGGTATGCGCCTTGCAAGAAAAATACGTTTTAAGTTTTCAAAAGCAAAGAGCTATTTCCCAAAGTATTAGATATTATTCGGATGTCAAACAGTCCCATTATTATACTTTTACTGATACATTTTTAGGGTGAAAAAGAACTACTATATAGCAAAGTTATCGGGTAAATTATCCGGCATTGATGATAATTCGCTTTGCACTTTGTTTCCATAGCGGCCAAAAAGAAGGTAAATTAAGGAGCTGGGAAGCTGTGTTGTTAGTCCGGCCTGGTTCTTTAACGGTACTTTCTTTTCTGATGATTTATCAAGCTCTATGCGGCCCTCTGTTTTCTTCAGTGGTGACAGCATGATAGAGCTGCAAAGGTTTTTGCACTCGTTTTCATCTATCAAGATTTCCGGCAGGGCATTACTGCGGCCACCAAAAATAAGTAGCAACAGTTTGAATTGTTGCCAATAGTAAATTGTAGACTGGCCCTCGTTCATTAGTTCAACCTCGAAGCCATAACTTTCAAGCTCACGCTTTAGTGCCCGGCTGTCAGTGGTGATTTGCTCCAGTTCTTCACGACGTTTGTTACCGGCACGGTCGGGATATAGAATAATGCGTTTGTTTATGGAGTCCGGACCAAAGAACTCATAGAACTGGCGGGCGAGTTCCGGTTGTTCATCTGGATAACAGCAATAGAACTCTTTTAGGATCCGGAGCTGGCGACCATAGTTTTTTTCCTGGGCAACAGTCAAGGAAGAAAAGTGGCCGGGATCATAGCCAACGAGAAGTTCATCGTGCTTACTGTAATACTTCAGGTAACGAGCCGTGAGGATGAAGTGTTCCCGGAGGTCAAGTTTCAGGATGGACTCGTAAATATAGCTATCGGCGAACTGATGTTTTTCTTTGTTGTAGTTAGCAAAGAATTTGTTAATTACTTCTTTGTGACGGATGGCACAAATAGAAGTAAGGAACTCATCCATATCGAGGGTTTCGAGCTGGGTTTTGAAGAATTTAGGACCAAGAATATCCTTGTTGCAGAAAGAACTGGCACGAATGTAAAGAGTTGCATTTCGACGCATGTCGGCCAGGCGTGGTTTCCAAAGTGCAATGATGCGGTCTTGCTTTATGATTTCGAGACGGATGTGCTCAAGAGTAACAGGATTGGTTGTCTCACGCTGTGAATTTATTAATCTGTATTTCTGATAGATAGCGGCATTTACATGAAGAGCAACAGTAGCTATTTCTTCAAGCAGTTTATGGTCCATGTGTTTCTCATATTCTTCAAACCAATCGTCCTCTCCCAAGTCAACGCGAGCGGTATCAGATACACCGGTGATACCTTGGTAATATGTTGAGCGGCGGATTTCAGCACTGGATCCACGAAGTGAAGGGAACAAACGGGTTTTCAGTTTTTCACCCTTGTTGTGCTTCATTTCTTCGATGATTGCATGAACAGCCGATCGGCCTGCGACTGATTCCGGTTGATCGGAACTTACTAATTGGATGTGGTGGCCATCACGGAAAACAACGCTGTGCTTGGGGTACGATATCGGATATCGGGGACGGCGGAAGTGTGAAGGGAGTTTGGCTTCACCGACTACATAATCGATGCCGTATTCAAGCATGGAGCGTACCTTTCCGCCAACGGTAACTTCTTTGGAGAAATATGCCTGTAGGTTGGGCCAAACATTAGTCATGAGAGCGACGTAGGTCTTATGTACCAGGAAGGAAAGTTCACCGGGCATATCATTGGCCACACGAATAATGCGAGGACCGGTAATACCTTCAGTCTTGCCACCGGCGCGTGCAACTTCAGCATATAGATTATTCGGATCGATTACATTAGCCAAGATTTGCATCTGGTTCATGTAGTAGGATTCGAAGCTCGTTGTCGCATCGAAGGTTGTCTCTGGAGATGAGAGAGAGTTTGAAGATTGGCTATACAGTTCTATTCCCATGTTATTCCTCATTTAGTTCTTCGTATTCTGCCTCCTGGATATCAGCATCACGAAGGAGACGTTTTTTCTCTACTTTTTCAATAGGAAGGCTGTCGATGAGATTGAGATAAAAACCTTTGTTATGCTTGGCTGCAATTTCTTTTAATGAGGCCTTACTGTATCCAAGGTCTTCAGAACTGAGTTCTGGAGAGATAAGAAAAACAATACCCAAGTCACGATCAGCTTCAGCTATTTCGGAAGCACGACGACGACACTCCAGGGCGGCGGAGTAACACTTGCCCATTGTTTTATAGTCTTCAGCTGCAGCACAAAGCTTGGCTAAGTCTTCGTACTTGTCGGCATAGTTGGACTCCCATACTTTGATAGATACATTGTTATCAATGCTGAAATAGTTTATTGCAGCATAGATGCGGGCTTTGCAAGTACGTTCATCAATGTTTATCTGCTGTTGTGCATTGATGCGTTGGCGTAGCTGCTTGGCTGCACGAGTTATGTTACGTTCGTACTCATAGATTTCGGCAGCCCATTGGAGCTGCTTCAAAAAGATTTGTACGTCGGGCGCAATTCCGTCACACTTTCCGGTAGTGAGGAAAGCGGATATTAGGTCCGGATGTATCTTATCAAGGGTGTCGAGTTTATTCATATTCCAAAGAGTTGATTCCTAAGGTCTTTAACAGTACGTTCTTTCTTCCGAGTTTCAAGTGTTTCAATAGCTGTCACATCTCCAGCTTCGGCTTTCTTAGCAAGCTCAGCATCTATGTTGTACTCGCCAAGAGCACATCCGTTGCGGTAGGCATCGTTGTAAACATCACCGGGCATGGCAAGGCGGATGGTTAGAGCTATCTTCTCTTTTCCACGGAGACCGAGAAGAGAGCAAATGCGATGGGGAGTGTATCCCAGTGCGCCGAAGGTGCGCACTTGAGATACATACTCGTCACCGATAAGGGTTGCCTTATCTACATCGGAGGTTGGGGTGAGTTCTTTTTTCATGTTAACAGGGATTTGGTTTCTTCTGCTGAGAGGATTTCCCCATTCCGGATCAGTCGGATGGTTTGTTCCTGGAACATGGCACGATATCGGTGGATTGTAGCTGTGACATAACGCGGATCTATTTCCATCGCATGACAGATACGGTCGATTTGTTGACAGGCCATGAGGGTTGATCCAGATCCGGAGAAGAGATCAACTACTATCTGGCCGGGAGTGCTTGAATTGGATATCGGATATGCCATGAGGGCAATAGGCTTCATGGTGGGATGAAGGCTTGAGCGCTGTGGTTTGTCGAAGTTCCAGACAGTGGTCTGCTTACGATCGGAGTTCCATTGATGGCCGGCGCCAGGTTTCCAGCCATAAAGGCAAGGTTCGTGCTGCCATTGGTAGTCTTGGCGTCCCATGACCATCGTATTCTTTACCCAGATGCAGCATTGGGCTATTTTGAGACCTGCTTTCCGGAGAGAGGCACGGAAGTTCTCCCCTTCACTGTCGGCATGGAAAATATAATAAGAGCCGCCAGGCTTGAGAATGGTAAACATGATGGAGAACACTTGCTTGAGGAAGGTGGCAAACAAATCATTTTCCATCGAGTCGTTTTGGATCGTAAGTTCATCTTCAGTACCGCCTTCGTAGTTGACATTATAAGGCGGATCCGTAACACATAAGTCAGCATGCTGGCCGTTCATCAGCGCAGAGACATCTGATTTGGATCGACAATCGCCACACATCAGGCGATGGTTGCCAAGTAACCAGATATCACCTGGTTGAGCTACAATTGCGGTGGTATCTTCAGCTGCAGGAATGTCGAAATCGACTTCATCTTCATTTACTGCATCGGATTCATGCTCCTGGGGAAACAATGGGGAGAGCTGGCCAAAGTCAGTGGCTTTGACTTCGTATCCGAGGTTGAAGCGTTGGAGGGTATCGGAGTCGATATTGTACTTCTTGAATAAGAGGGTGTCCGGGTTCTTAGTGGCGAATTCGGAGTTGTAGGCGGCAATCTCTTCGACAGCTTCTTTTTTGTCAATGGCGAAGATGGGCTCATAGGGAATATTGGGGATGGTGAAACCAGCCTTCCGAAGTGCGATCAGTGCTTTGCGGCGTTGATGGGCATCGATGATCCAGAGTTTTCCGTCAGGATCCTTCCAGGCTTTGAATGCGTACTTGAAACCACGAGTGATAATGAGCATCTGTAATTTCGACAACTTATCAGGATCCGACTTCTTAAAGTCTTCCTGAAGCTCCAAGAATGAATCCAGCGGGGCGGTCGGTAAACCACCCAAATTAAATACTTCTATTAGCTTTTCCATTTTAGTCTTTTGAATTAAAATCTTGCAATATTGCTTTGAATAGGGCCTCACGTTCACGATGGCGGCGGAGGTTCTCTTTGTCCTGAGAGCGCCGAGTCTGCCGATCGGCTCGCTTCAGGTAAGATTCGTATCTGCGGATGTTATCCGCTACATTCTTGTGCAGGCGTAGGAACTCATGCGGATCCGTCTTCAGTAACTTCGTCAGTTGCGCTCTCTCTGACTGATGAGTTATGAGCGGATGAATGTAGAGGAACTTCCCAGTGTCGTTGAACGATTGCAGCTCATCGAAAGCCTGCAAGTTTCGGATCCGGAGTTCCACCATGTCTATGATGTCACGTTTGACCGGTTTCTTATCCAGGCTTTCGTCGAGCTGCTTCATTTGTTTCCAAGTGACCACACGATCGTTGTAGATGAGTGTGGCTATTTGGACTTGCGGATCGAAGAGGTTGTCCCAGTCGATTTGCGGGTACTCCTCGTGCTTTTGGACTTTGCTGGAGCTGCTTTGGGCTGCTCTTTTTTTTTCTCGATATCCAGGGTTTGTTCGGCTTCTTCAGCGCGAGTTTCAGCTTCTTCCTGAGCCTCTTCCGCTTCTTCTGCACGTTGCTCGGCCTCTTCTGCTCTTTCTTCGGCTTCCTCAAGGGATTGTTCCAAGGCTTCTATTTTCGCCAATTCTGGAGTGTTTTCGTCAGTGGTACCGATAGTCTCGTCAGAGGCTGAAGTATCACTATCTGTAGTGGTGGTTTCATCTGAAGGAGTATTCCCGGCATCGATACCGGCAGTCTCATCAGAAGTTGAAGTATCACCATCTGTAGCGGTGATTTCGTCTGAAGGTGTATTCCCAGTAGCGGTACCAGGAACTTCAGTAGCAGCTTTCAGCTCATCTAACTTTTTACGACGAAAGGCACGAATGCTTTCCCGAGTCGTCAGATCCAGGAGAGAATAGAGGATATCACTTGCATATCTTTTCGGATCGCGAGCATAAGTTCTCAGTTGAGGAAGCCAGGGACGAACTTGTCGCAACAGTTCAAGGTCATATACTGCAGCATCCGGATTGCGGAGGGCATTAAAATGAAGTTTCTTTTCTTTGAAATTATACATAGCTTGTTGGATTTGAAACAAGCTAACTCAACTGAATTTTATCAGTTGGTTAGCCTGTTAATGATGATTAAGCTGTCTGAACACGCGTTCCTTGGACTTCTACGAGTGTAGCCGGGTCCATAACTCGGAATGTGATGGAGGAACCGGCCTTGGCCGTCCAGGTGGCACCATCTTCGAGAGTGAAGGCTGTACCATCGGCAATAGTGGCAGCTTTGTCAGTACCGGTACCTTCGAGAGTAATGTACCGGCCTTTATCATTGGCAGTGAGACCTGATATCGCATTGATGGCGTAAGTCGCTGCGGATCCGTTCGGGATTTCGTACCGGTTGTTCTGAGGAGATATCGCCAAGGTTGCTGAGTCAGCCGCATGCTTGGCTGCAGGAACACGGATAATATCGCCAGCGTACTTGTAATATTGATCTATGCTGGTACGTTTGAATGTGAAAGTTACATAGCGGCCATCTTTATCATTTTTGGACTCATAAGAAGACAGTACCATTGGTCGATCATAATTGCCGAGAATATACCATTGCTCCTCTCCTACTTCTTTGAATATGACAATGAATTTGCCACCGGCATGTTCTTCAATAAAAGTGAGAAGTTGGTCGCGCATACCTCCCATAATCATTACGAAATTATTCTCTCCACTGGTGGTGATATCACCTTTTTCACCCGTTGATGTATATGTAGGTATATCATGGGCCTCAAAATATTTCATATATTGTCCGGTCTTCATAGGCAAAGTACCTATTTCCCTATTTGCATTAGGCTTCGGAAAAGTTACATCTGGGTTGATTTGGGAGATTTCAATCAAATAGACCTTATATGCTATATTCGAGCCATGAGTTTGTCGGTCGGAGACATCTCCAACGTCACCGATGGCCATCATGGCGGCGAATGAAGTGCCGGCGAAACCTGAGAGACAGAAGGGAGAAGATGACGGATCCAGAAACATTCCTATAACGAAGGCGAATGCGATCAATGTCATCAGTGAGAGAAAGAAGCGGAGCTGCATTTTGCGAGCCGCTTGGTTTCCTTTACGAAAAGGATTTGAAATTTTCTTTGCTTTCATATTAAATAAAATGATGGGTTAAAAAGAAAAGGGCGGGCCAATAACCCGCCCCTGTCACCTAAAAACAATTAATTACCAGATTAACAAAGGTTATCTTACACCTGGAATGTTAGGCTGCAGTGCGGCGTTGACTTTGCGGACACCGGCTACCTGGCGTTCGAGTTCCAAGAAGTTTCCTTTGCTGTTCAAGATTAACATAATGTAGTCACCGACCTTAGTAGGTGTATATGCTTCTGTGATATCGGCAAACTTACCGGCTTTAGCAATAGTGGTTGCATTTTCGGTTGATCCACACTCGATGATATAAGCGACACCGGCTTTGGCATTAGTGATATCGGTAATGGCTTTGGCTGCAGTATTGGCTACAGTGATTTGCCAGAAACCTTTGGAAGCATCTACGGTGGTGGCATCGGCTTCCATGTCAACAGCAGGTTTATTCATGAAGATTTGCTGCCATTCGTAGTTGTTTGCCTTAAGTTTATCCAGGCTGTCGAAACGACGGCCGGTAAATGAAGCTGAGCAACCTTCTTTCCAAGTAGACCAGGCTTTTACAAGTTCCATGTCTTCTTTAACCTTGATAGACAGCATTTCACCCGGTACGTATTCCAGGAACTGAATGTTTCCGGGCACATCCATAAACATGAGAGGAAGCTGGCCAAGATATGGAAGCCAAATGATGTGTACGTTCGTATCAGGAACAACATACTTATAACTGTCTGGTCCGGTGAAGTCGATATCCTTACCATATTTGGCACGAACGTTCTTGATCCACCAAGGCTGATGGGTTTTGTTCAAGTACAGAACATGGTTGTCAATGTCCATATCTTCCGTGCAGGAAGTAATGATGTCGGCAACAAAATCCTGAACGGCATCCAACATATCGGCATCGGTATATCCACGATAAGCTTCATCATCATGAGGAAGAATCTTAAACTCATGAATGTAGCGGAGTAATGTGTAGATAACCCCTGTAGAAGCATTCAGATAGCTACCTGCAACGCCTGTCTCCGGTTTTACATAGATACCACGCATACGGCGTTTGTTTTGCTCAACCTGTGCAGTTTCCAAGGAATTAAGGATGCAGAACTCGATCATGTTCCACTTGATCGGATCAGAACCCTCTTTGTTTAAATAACCGATGTACATGCGCTCCAGTTCCTTCATTGGACCGAACTTGAGTTTGATCATAGCATCATCAACATGTCCCATCTCGTTTTCGAGCTTCATGTCACCCTTCCAGATTTCACCTTGCTGGTAGGCCTGGGAAACTTCAGAGAAGAAAGCGTTGAATACGAGGTCATGATCCTGAATGCCGTAGCGTACAGGGAAGTACTGAGTGAGGTCACGTTTCGTGAGAACACGAGCAATCAAGGCATCTTGGCGGAGAACTACAAATTGGTTACCGACTCCGGCAGTATTAACGCCTTCGTAATTAGTTCCAAATTCACCGGCAGCCAATTTCTTGGCATCGAGCATGCCATTGGCGTGCAAATAGGCATAGCGTTTTTGCAAGGAACGGGAAAAGGCTACGGCTTGCTTACGGAAGGAAACACCTTCTGTTTCTTCGTCCCAGGCACCGAATGAAGCTGCCGCTGCCGGGTTAGCGGCAATACGGTTCCAACGATCGGTCATGGAAAACATAGAATTTTCGATGCCAAACAAGAACTTCGTGCGATCTGCAGGACCTGTGAAACTGGTAGTGGTAGTGGTTACCGTCTGAATGGGACGGTCTTCAGTGGCACTATTTTGCATCGTGTTGACCAAGCCTTGTACGGCTTGAGCAAGTTGTACAATGTCGGTACCGGTTGCCGGAGTTTGAGTAGTCTGCACTACCGGCTTTTCTTCTCCACTTTGAGTTGCATTCTGGCCTGGATTAACAATACTATCCAAAATGCCTTGTACCTGATCCATCTGCTCTTGAGTGATAGGAGTATTTGTAGCAGCATGAGCTGCCATGTCGGCGGCTAAGTCATCCTGAAGAGTTGATTGATACTCTTTCTGATAAGAGTCAACAATCTGTTTCCATTCTTCGTCAGTCAGCTGATTGGCTTTTGCTTTGTCCAGCAGCTTCAATTTCTGCAGGACGGTCTGAATTCTTTCTTTAATATTCATGTGAATGAAAAAATTAAGTTATAAATAGTTGAGAGCGTTCTTTTTGATTGTTTCCAAGTTGGTGTAGTTCCGGCCAAGGTCTACAGCGCTGGCAACGGCTTCGAAGAAGGTCATGGATCCATCAATGAGTTTCTTTTCGATGGCATGAGTTGTATCGAAGGTCTCGCCCCGGAAGACAGGATCGTCTTCCGGGAGCTCACCCAGTTCCGGACGGCTTGTACGGACTTCGTTCAGGAACTGCTCAGTGAGCGGATTTAGCACATCTTTGACATATTGCTCCGGTTTTCCGGCACGCATGTCGTTGTACTTCTTATTCTTGAGGTCTGATTTATCAGCGGTTTGCCTAATGATTTTAATGCCGAGCTTCTCATAATAGCCGCTAAAGTCATAGGTCTCGACCATTGTACCTATACAGCCAATTACTTCGTTGGCTGTAAGTGCGGCAATAACATTGGAATGGCAAGTGATGTAATAACAGGCAGAGCAATTACATTGCTCGACAAGGGTTATGATGGGCTTATTCAACGAACGCATGGTCTCGCTGAGTCTATCAAGATACCAGGCTTCACCACCTGGCGAGTTGGCATGGATGAAGTGGCAGGAAATAGCCGGATTAGCTTCGGCATCCAGGATATCCCGTTCAAATTGCTTGGAAGAGAAATACCAACGACTATCAGCAGTGATAAAACCCCAGATACGATGGTAGGCGATACTACCTTCAGGAAGTTCATTGGAAGAAAAATCACTGGTAAGGTTTACTTCTTGGAACTCGGAAAGTGCATGCAGTTGTTGCTGGATTTTAGCAAGGGCTTTATCCGCCAAGTCTTTATATGTAGGCGGATCATCGTCGAAGAAGAAAGCCGATGGTGTGGGTGCGTCATTGGCTATCAAAGGGAAAGCATCCATCATGGCAGAAGTGAAGCCTTCTGCCGAGATGAGAAGCTGTTGAGTGTTTGATAGAAGAAGCTGTCGGAGAAAAGTTCTGTTCATTGCATATCTTTTCAGCGAAGATAGGCAGCTTGCAGAAGGGGGTGAAGGACGCTACTGGAGAGGTGATTTGAGCATTTTACACTCAATTTTCAGCGTAGCGGAGTTAAGATTTGGAGAAATGGATACGATGGCTGGTATCTTATTATCCCCAATACTGAACTTCCGGTACCGGGTATCCCGAAATTCTATAATGGCAAACTTGCCCGAAGAAAAATCACGGATAACGTCAGCTGGTGGAAGATCGACTGTAATCTCTTTATTACAATTGTAGCACCTGCCGGCTTCGGAATCTTCCGGTACCGGCGAAAAAGTAAATTCATCGGCAATGAAACGATAGATATCCTGACGCATCTTGGCGATGGGATATACATTGAGTTGGATGGATAATTCTCTCATAATGATTATATTCATTTGATATTCAATAAGTTCGCCACACATAGGACATTTTGTCCGCCATTTTGGGACAAAATGCATAGTTCGGTAGGTGATTTTTCATCCCCTTTTTAACTTCTTTTTATACTCTCGACGTCTTTTTCTTTTTCGAATGTTTTCCCGCCACCGATAGAAGTTTTTTAGCAAGGCATCTTCAGTAATGCTGTCAATACAGTAGGAACACAGGAATTTATGAACGATATCGAGGTTGTTAAGCTCATGACCGTTCAAGTCATTCTCATCCATAGCGGTGTGAAGGTCACGATTGAACATACGACGTACTTCATTCTCTATGACCTTGGCAGCTCGTGGAGAAAGGTAATTATAGACTTGTGGGTCCTTTCCTATCCGTCGGTCTGGGAGAACAATAGTAAGATTGCCATTGTCCACCGGAGATTGATTCTGATGACGACGGGCCATCAGGGTCCAAATAACGTGATACAAATCTGTATTGTCAGGAATTCTAATGGGTTCATCTGCGCCATTATTATATTTTCCACGCAGATATTCAGCAAGGTAAGGTGTAATCATAATGCTCGTTGTAATCATAGCTTTTTCCTCTAAGAAATATTTTTGAAATCGTTTTTGTTATTTTTGCTTCCAACCGTCCAACCGTCCAACAAAGGAGGGGATTCATATATAAAGTTACTGATTATTATTGAGTTAGCAAAATTTACTATTAGGAAAATACTGTTGGATGGCGTCCAACACGTCCAACAAATGGCTTTTTTTGCTGTTTTTGTTGGACGGTGAATGTTGGACGGTTGAAAATGCTCAATCCAACACGTCCAACAGCGTCCAACAAAACAACCACTCTGTAGTATATATATATAATTAAAAAGAATATATATACTACTATACAACAGCGAGTTACATTTTAAAATGTTTTTTGCTGTTGGACTGTTGGACTGTTGGACGGTATTTATGAAAAGTTTTCCTTTCAAAACTCTCTCTATTTGCTCTCTTTTTTGTTTCAGGGGGTACGGGGGATTTGGGTGTAGGTTAATAGAGTAATATAGATTAAGGAATAAGGCGCGAAATGTCCGTAAATCAGAATAAAAAAAGCAATTATTCCCGATGGGGTGGCCACCGGGAATAACGCATTGTGAGAATAGGAATACTTCAGATACCATCAGAATTCAATGTCTTGAGGTGCGCCGGCCATTCCGATCGGATCATTGTCCGGATTGGGAGTAGATGATTCTTTGGTTACAGAACGCTTAAAGTCTATACCATAGAGTTCTCTGAAAATTTCGTAATTCAATGCTATACAGCTCGAATTAGTGCCTTGTTTCTCGACTTTCCTTACCATATTATTATCGATCTTGATATCGATACCGGTTTCGTTGGGTGTATCCTCTTCAAATCCACCACGAGGAACTTCGACCACTTCGTTCCATGTGAATCGACGGGCATGAATGACGCCGATGTAACTCGGGTTAGAGCGAAGATTCTGTTCAATGGTGGATTGCGTAGATTCTTCCTGGCTATAAGAAGAACGTGCAAATTGAGTGTAGATATTACTAACACGTAGGAAGAGTACCCGATTACCTGCAGGAATTGGTACTTCTCTTTTTTCTCCTCCAGGAAGTTTAATGGTAAGCTTGTCAGGAGTATCAATAGCGAAATCACGTCCTTCACGGATGGCCTTAGTGTCTACCATGACATCCATAGCCTTGAAGAAGGTGGCCAACTTGTCTGTCTTGCTGATGAGTTCTACTTGGAATTTAATTTTATTACAAGCGATTTTGAAAAAATCTTTGTAGGAAAATGGAAGTTTCATATCTGTATAATTTTCGATTAAGTTGCATGTTGCTAAAAATAAAGAAGCTGTTTTCATGAGACGGTCTATTTCTCCAGCATTAGGAAGGGCACTTTTAAGTTCATCGTAGGCTTTTTGCTTGAGTACCCGGAAATGCTCCATAAACAATGGACGGAGTTTGAGAATATCAAAAAGAACGTTAGAAAGACCTATCTTGGCCGGATCCTCAATCTCTTTCAAAGTATTAAATAGTTCAACTTCTTCAGGAGTTCGATTCTTAGGTTTAGGTACTTCACAAACTATAATACGTGACATCAAGGCGTTATCATCACGTTGAGGAGTTTCCTGGCCACATATTATAACCGGCGCAAAGACCTTATCGTTTTCAATTTCCTTTCCGGAGACGCCTTTTCGCTTCTGACGGCCATCACCGTCGTAAACGATACCTTTCAGTGCTTGAAACTTTTGATCTGAAATATCTTTATTATTATATTCATCGAGCACTACCGGTACGTCTCTGAAGGTACTCATCAGCGTGGACATGGCAGCATCGGTACCAATGTTCAAGTTGAAGATGGGTATTTTGGGAGAAATGAAAAGGGAACGGATCGAGATTGCAATCTGAGTTTTACCGGAACTCATAGGCCCCATAAAGAAGGGAGCGGTGAACAGGCGGTCAATGCAGTGGATATTACTACGGAAAGCACACATAATGGCAAAGAGGACAGCCCATTTACCATTGTCGTTAATCTTGTAGACATCGTCCATCAGAGAGGCCCATCGCTCGAAGGTACATCTTTTTTCTGCCGGAATTTCCTTATAGACAAGCTGGGAAATAAGCTCGTACTTGTCGGACTGACGTCCGGATCCAGCGTATATAGTAGAGAATGCCGGCAAATAGTAGTTCTTTTTGTTGTGGGTAACAACTCCGAGCTCATTGACCGGATCAAAGCGAGGCACACCGTCTATGGTGTGAAAAATACCATTGGCAAATGCGAAGAACATATTATCTTCGCGACGGGAAAGTCCGTCTTCCTGCTGATTTCCGTAAGTGGTGACTTCGGTGCAGGTTACAAAATGTCTACTCATATATTCACGTATTTTAGTCCAATGCTTTTCTTCTCCGTTTGTGAAGTTTACTGCCTCGAGCATGATCAGTTCTTCTTCGATGGTAGCCTTCTTGAGTAAAGCCTTGGATGATATTTCGATATATAATGGATTTTTATAATAACGACGGGTTATCTTGAGTACCCGTTTATTGGCTTCTTTGTCGTCGGAATAGATATGTAAAAGAGGAGTGAGATAGAAATCTCCAACCAAGGTGTGGCCGGATTTCTCATTTTTGAAAATGTAGCATACAGGTTCGTGATCTTTGTTTATTTTGGGATAATAGCCGCATTGGCGGAACATCTCCATGTATTCCGGATTATCACTCACATAAGAAGGCAATTCCTCTGGATTGTATTCTTCATCGAAGTCATCATCGGAACGCTGAGCATTGATGGCCATACGTGACTTTCGTTTGGCGAGATAGGGTTTCAATATCTCAGTTAATGCAGTCTTGGTTAGGCCAAGAGCACTGTAGAAATAGGAGTAGTTAACGATACGAACGGAGTCATCAGCATAGCTTATAAGTTCTGCACATCGTTCGACGAATGGTGAGTGTTCTCCTTTGAATTTGGTGAAAAAGAACATGTGAGCTCGCACATAATATTTGGCAAAGTTGAAAGACTGGATATATTCTTCTTCTTCATTCTCCTCTTCGATTTCTTCATCTTCTTCCTCATCCGGATCATTGCTTGAGGATTTCTTTGAGGATTGGACTTCCACCTCTACTGTAATATTCGTGATTCCGGCACGGTACACTGCAGCCAATGCAGCCAAATAGGAGGATTCTTCCCCACTCTTTTCGATGAAAAGTCCGGTTTCGTCTGTCGTAAAAAACTGGCTGGTCTGACGAAGGAGTTGGATATCTGTAATGCTGGGTGTACCATGAATATAAACGATAGGTGCATCTCCATAGAGTGTGATGAACTCCTGGTAATCGGAAGTTATGGTACAGGGTTCACCATTGCAGCGAGTCTCGGCGATCATTTCAATGCCATAAATACCCGGCTTCATTTGCGACTCTTTCTTTAGTGAAGCTGTTTTTGTTTGACGGAGAATACCATTAATTTTGCGCTGGATGACCTCGGTATTGGTACCAAAGATACTGGCTATTGCTTCTATGCATTTGAGAAGAAGGGTTTCTGATGGAATGACAGAAGTCAGTGTACAGAGTTGCTTCAGTGCTTCTTCTTCTTTATTTGGGTCCTCACCGGGATTTTTGCCTCGCAGAGAGATGGCGAAATACTGAACAAAATTCTGTTCACGGTTCATGAGCCATTTTCCGGTATCGAGTTTATATTCCTGGGCAATATTGTCTGGGTCTTTGCCTTCAGGAAGCGGAATTGCACTAACTTCGAAACCAGCACGAAGGAATGCTTCACAATTAACAAGTGAGGCTTTAAGACCTGCAGTATCAGCATCGTAAATCAGGATCACCCTGCGAGTGAAGCGGCCAAGTAACTGGATCTGTTCCGGAGTTAGTGCGGTTCCACTGGTGGCAACCACATTGTTGACACCAACTGCATGTAGAGAAAGAACATCGAATTGACCCTCGACTACATAAGCGCGATCATATCGAGCAATGGCAGTACGTGCCTGGTAAAGACCGAATAGATGAGTACCCTTTTTGAATAAAGGGGTATCGCCTGTGTTAACATACTTACCGGTATTTGGCTGGGGAGTAAGCCAGCGTCCAGTAAATCCATTTATATTCCCTTTACCATCGAAAAAAGGGAATATAATACGATCCTTAAAGGTGTCGTAGGTGTAGCCTTTATCATTTTCTTTTAAAACATCGATTTCGATCAGCCGCCGTTCGGCAAAACCGGCAGCAAGCATTTCTTTTTTAGCAAGATTACCTTCTGGAGCATAGCCTATCCTGAAATTTTTAATAACTTCATCTGTTAAGTTGAAACCTCTTTCATGAAGGTAGAGTTGTGCTTCTGGAAGGTGTTTTTCAAAGAAGGCAACTGCACCTTTCATAGCAATGCGCTGTGCTTCATGCTCGCGATACCTCGTAGCGTCTTCATCAGTCAATACAGGTTTAGGGACCTCAATCCCTACCCTACGTCCAAGCCAAGTGACAGCTTCGTAGAATGACATATTTTCGTGTTCCTGAAGAAACGCGATAACATCTCCACCTTTTCCACAAACAAAGCACTTGAAACTTTGTCGTGAAGAGCTGACGGTCATGGATGGGGTTCGGTCTGCATGAAAAGGGCAAATGCCCAAATAGTTAATTCCTCTCTTTCTTAGGGTGACGAATTCACCGATGACATCTACAATGTCATTGGCATCTTTAATTCGATCTCGTAGTTCGTTATCAATCATTATTTTTCTCCTCAAATATACAGAGTTGACGTGCTTCAAAGGCTTCTTCCAAAGTGATTCCGAAGTAATTGGAGAGCGCGATATACTCTTGTTGGTTGATATTTTTGCGTCCGTGGAAAATATCCCACCAACGCATTTGATTTATGCCAACTTCACGATAAAAAGCGCGAGTTGGCATAAAATTCTCCGGATGCCGGAACTTAATCCGGAGCATCTCTTGTACCAGGTTTCTTTTGACTGTCTGGCCAACAACAATATGTTGCCGATGCATATACAGCTGTATGGCTAAAGGTGAACGTTTCACAATCTCAGACATTTGCTCTGGAGTCATTTTGTTGGCGTTCTCTCTGACAAATTGGTCTTCGTGCGGTTGCCATCTTCCATTGTTCATAGCTTTCTTTCCTCCATATCTGGGTATAATTGTTATTAAATTCGTATTCGGGGTGTTTCTCTATGTAGCTACAGCATAACTTAATGAAAAGCTCCTGCTGATCCGGAATAATCTTTTCTTCGATATCGAAGTAACGCATGACCTTGAGCTTCTCAAGGACATTGTGAACCCTACGTTCGAAGTCAAGGAAGGCATCGGTACCCATCTCGACCATGAAGTGGTCTATCTCATTAAGGTTATTTAGGCGGTACTGTCTCAGGTCGGTCATTTGCTTCAATTTTAAGGAGTTGTTGTTCAATGCACATAAAGACTTCGAAGGCGGTTGACTCCAGCTCTTTTCCACGAGGATTCCTGTAGGTAGATAGTATGGAAAGGATAGCTGAGAGTTCTTGTGGAGTGATGTCATAGAGGCCATAAACTCCACGAGAATCTTTATCTAAATACATGCTCATAGCTTAGTCATTTTTTGTTGCTCCTCGATGCTCCGGAGTGGAAGATCATATTTTCGTTGTCGTTTGGAAGAGTACCGGGAGAAGCATTGGCCGGCATCGTTCCAACGAAGTGTTTTCCACTTTAGAATTGTTTTTCTTTCCCCGGAAATGGTAACTTTCTTAGGGATTGGAACCTGACCATATACCTTGCGGACTGATGAAGAGTTTTTAGCATAGAATATATGGTCTAATTTATAAGAGCAAGCGTTCATGGCAAGCTCAAAGGTAGTGGTATTGTACATTGACATATTCGTTATTTAATTTTAAGTTCAACCTTCTTTGGTTTTTCATCTTCCCATTTGACTTCAGGAAAAAGTCTATCATTTATTAAAAAAGATCTTCCTTTATTATCCCTTAACTCCCATTCTCCGGAAAATTGGTCTTTTTGGGGGTTACTTGTATATAGATATAAGCGTCCATCTTTATCTCTTGCTATGTAATACATGACTTGTACCTTTCTTTATTATTTTTATTTAGAAAACCCTTTGATCACATGTCTGGGAGTGGAATCATTAACTTTTCGTTTTTTCTTTTCGGTAAAATCATACTTGTACCGCCAATAGACACATAAAATATCTTTTGTGCCAATCGTAATGATATATACGATTACGGTTAACCAAAACCAGCTAACTGTACTCATTATTCCCAAAATCCTATCTGTATCAATTCGTCGCCATTCTTAACAGCTATAATGCCTTTGCCTTCCCTCGTCTTTTTGAAACTATAATCATCATCCAATAACCGAAGGAACACTTTTCCGTAATCAGAAAATTGAGAATCTTGCTCGTCATTGAGAGCGACGGCTTTCACCGTTACCCCATTTTTATCCATATATTTAAAAATTACACCTTTGCTCATATTTGTATAGATTTGAATTATTCTATATTGCTAATTTTGGCTCAGAAAGAACCTCATTTAATCTCTTTATTCCTGCATCGTAGTATTCTTTGTCTATTTCGAAGCCGATATATTTCCGGTTGGTATTGACACAGGCAATCGCTGTGGAACAACTGCCGATAAATGGGTCTAAAACAACATCGTCTGACTGTGTGGTTAATGCCAACAATCTTTCAATAAGACGAACAGGCTTCTGTGTCGGGTGAATTGCGCTGTAATGGTCACGAACTATCTTAATAATTGATTTCTCATTCATTCCACATTCCATTGATGATATAATGTTACACGACCTGTCTCCGATTTTCATGTCTCCGTGCAGTCCTTGCTTGTTTGCTTTTTCATCTTTATACAAATCTGTTCTTATTATTGACCTTTCTGTACATCCATCACTCATGGCTCTGACTACCGCAGCGCATCTATCCTCATTTTTAAAACCCGGCTGAGCCGATACGTTATATCCACTAACCCTATCAAGATCATAAGATGCAACATTGTTAATTAAAAAATCTTCAACTGCCTTCAACGATTTAGGATTATGTAATATAGCTTTCATTCTTCTTAGATCCTGTAATACTGAGGCCACATCACCACATTTTGCTTCTATGTATGGAACCTTAACCCTATTAATGCTACCCTTACCCAAACTGCTAATACTTATAGTTTCGTGCACTCTTAATAAAGCCAATAAAGGAGATGTTATATATGATTTATCCCAAATGACTTCCTCTTTAAAGGAGAAACCCAATTGAGAAAGTATGACATTCCACCTATAAAACGAAGTACCACGCCCAAATAGTACTACAAATCCATCAGGTTGAAGCACCCGTTTAAATTCTTTAAACAGCTCACGTTCATCAAATTCACGTTCCAGTTTCTGCCCTTTCAAGTATAGATATGGAGGATCGGTAATGATACAATCTACACTTGCATCAGGAATACGTTTAATTCCTTCCTGACAATCCTCATTGTATATTCTATTAATATCCATATTTAGTTCATTTCTTTATTGTTATTAGTTAATCAAAACCGTAAAATTGACCATACTTATTGAAGCCGGGAACTTCTTTTATTGTAGGATGTTTTTCTACATGTTGTGCTTTCTCTCGCAAATCGGTAGAATGTTCGTTAGCTTCTACAACCGTTTTAACCCCTGTTTCGACAAATCTTCCATCCTCACACTCTTTACAATGTGGACTATTGCAATTACATTTAGTTTTGTTCATATAGGTATTGTATTGAATGTTATTCGATTGAATATAATGCCTGCATACATTCGAAGGGGAAAGATGAATTTAATGCGTCGTATACTTCTTCTGGTATACCGTCTTCACTTTCAAAATTACCTTCGATACTTTCAGAACCAAATGCTGTTGCAACATGCTTCTCTTTATACTCTTTACCGTCAATGATTACGGTACTCTCCCAGCCATCAGGAGTAATTTCGATTTTTATCTTATTCATGTTATCTCTTGATTTTTTTAATGAATCACAATAGTTTTCTAATTCGGATATCACAAAGTTGAATGCATCTTTGTAACCATTTGAATAAGCTCTCTTTTGGTTGTGCATTCCAAATAAGAAAGCAAGGCTACCTATGGAAAGGTAAAGCAATGCTAATAGAACTTTTCGTTTCATTCGTTTCTTTTTTTATATTGAAGATTATTGTATAGCTTCGTCAAGATAACTAATTGTATCTCCGACTGAACAAAAAGCATGATCGAGGCTATCAATTGCATCTGACATTCTTTCACCTTTCTCGCATTCTTGTAGTGACTCAGGGAGATTGTCGTATGCTTCTTGCTCTTCATCCTGAATTTTTTCAATTTCGGTTTCTAAATCAGTCAACTGATCTATAATATTCTGAATCCTTTTACGCCTGTCTTTATTCATATTTGTTTATTAATTAATTAGAGTTATAGACATAGCGACATAATCCTCTTCTAAAGCCAGAAAATCACTTAAAACATAATCTACCCGTACGTAGCAGTAGCGTCCAGTGTACTTCTCTGTTATGGGGTCTAATTCTTTGGCAGGATCGTATTCACGCAAGCGAAGAACATCACCAACGGAGAAACATCTATCATTTTTCCGTATTTCAAATCTTTTCTTTCCGTCTATTATCGCTTGATAATAAGGCGGCCATGTTTTTAATTCATGATTCATATTTAAATTGTTATGCACTTATTCTGATTCTATTTTGGGGCTTATCAATACAATTTCCGACGCCTTTGATTGAACTGTAATCACCTTTAATTACCTTTATCATTGATTCTAATATGTATCGGTAAACATTGATGTAGTTAGAATAACCAAAAGAAATCCAGTCGTTGACAAAAGATATCTTTATTACATTGGTATTTTTAATGCCCCCTTCGTACCAGAAATAATCACCAGATAGAGTTTTATGTGCTTGAAGGTATATTAAATACATTTCTCCATTATACTCTACGGAGCATCTCCATAAGTAGTAATCATAGTACTGATTACATTCAAATGAGTGGCTTATAATGTTCGCTTTCATAAATCTTCTTCAATAAAAGTGTTGGTTGTATTTATAACTCCTGCTGAATCAATAGTTTGACCATCACGAATAAATATTTTATCAAAAATCAAGGCCTTATAGTTGGATTCCGTCATATAGAATACACATACACGACCATCAGCATACAATTTGCATTTCATGAATTCAGTCCCTTCTACCGGACCTATTACATCTATTTGCATTGTTCTTTTTCCCATATTTAAATAGTTTATTGCGTTAGTAAATCATCGTGCGGAGCCGGGAATCGAACCCGGATAACCTTACACCGCTTTTATTTAAGATGGTGGACATGCCAATAAGTTATCATTTCCGGTATGTCATGCAGTCCCAGGCGAGCTTTTATATTTTCTCGATGCCGAATAATGGTAAACTTGGAAAGGGAAAGTTTCGCCGCTATGTCTTCAGTTCGAATGTTTGCAACAATTAGTCGATACACCTCCATCTCTCTATTTGTCAGACTGGTATCAATTTCAGGTTTACAAACAACTCCTTCTAATTGACACTCGCCACGAAGAGGGCATTTCACCTCCTCAAAAATGAAATGCCCATTGGAATCAATATCATGACTAAATTGATCGTATTCGCCAAAATTACAGCGACAAAAACGATGAACGACAGAGTATTCAAAGAATGTTTTATTCATTGTACGCTTTGAATATAGTTCCATCAATGCTGCATAAGCTTTGGGATAACGATCACTGATTATTGTAAGCATAGGGGATATGAGCTCGCGATCTTCTTCTTTTAAGCGACGTGCAGGTTGGTTGACTTCTTTAATTATAACATCCCCATCTGGAGTGTTATAAAATTCAATATTGGCTAACATGGCATTACTTGTTTTATATCTTCAATTATTCTATCTATCAATCTTTCCTCTAATGGTTTGAAAGTATTATGCCGAAGTTTATAATAGAAAGTTGTATAAGACATTCCACTTTCTGCAAGAATACGGTTTCGCATTGTTTCCTTACTATCATCTGGTAAACTATCATAGTAGTCTTTAAATACCATTTTTGCAATTTTCTGTTCTTTTTCCATGATTAGTACAATTTTTAGTGCTATATTTATACTGCAAACATAAATAATAATATTCACACAGCAAAGAATTATTTGCTATAATAATATTATTGTTTATTATTTAGACAAAATATAAATAATAGTTTATGATTAGGCCAGATAAATTAGCTCAATTGATTGAAGAAAGAAGAATTGTAAAGACCAAACTTTGTGAGGAGCTTGAGATATCCGTTATGACACTGAACAATTTCTTAAATAAGGGCTCTGAAATTGGTTCTAATAAACTTGAAAAAATAGCAGATAAGTTTCAGGTACCTATCGACTATTTTTATGATCGTGAAGTCGAAATAGATGAACGATGGCATATTGGGCATAATGTGAATGGTAATGGCAATAAGGTGTCTGGAGATATCACTTTAAGTGAATGTCAGAAGGAAATACAACATCTTACGCAATTACTTCACGAAAAACAGGCTATTATCGACGAAAAGGAAAGAACAATTCAAATTCTATTAAATAATAAATAGGACATGGAAAATGGAATAAGTTTTGAGACGCCTCAAGATTCATTTATTGAGGTTACAGGAGAGCTTTATGAAATGAATTCTATCCTGAATCGCGAAGCTACTCTTATTATTAATATATCTCATATCGTAGCGGTGCGTAAAGATGAAGATAAAGCATGTTTCTATTTAATTAATGGTTTAAGAATCAGAACACAAAGGCAGTACTATGAGGTTGAGCAAACTCTGATAGGGAAATGTAACTTCATTGGTGCAGTGTGATAATTGAGTAGACAATAATAGACAATAAATGACAAATAGACATTTATACATATTGCTAAAAGACTAATAATCAGTGCTGGGTTAGTGGGGAGCCTTCTCCCGCTACCCCGACTAAAGTCTAAAAGACTGAAAATTAATTAATTAAGACGATGTAGAGCTGATGCAATTTGCATCGGCTCTACGTCATTTATAGCAAAATTGTGTTATTTGACATTCTTTCTATGCTAATAAAGGAGATTTTCTTATAACTATCTTATAACTGATTTTAAACTCAAGTAATGAGAAGGTCCTTGAAAAAACATAAGTTCATCGAAAAAATGGTAATTAATTATATAACTAAAATCTAATATTATGAAATGCTATTGTAGTCAACACTCCCCTAAAGAGGATAATAAATGTTCGAAAACGTTGAGCTTCTCGGATTATAATTCAAACATTATGTTTAAAGACAATCGAATTAGTCATAAAATGCAAAAGGCCAATATAAATAGTATCTGCCAAAGAACTACTGCTATAGATCCTCTTTGCACCCAATTTAAAGAAAATCATATCATAGAAAAGAGCAAGACCCCTAATATATGGGAGTTTACAGCTTGTGCAATAGATAAAGGAGTTCCAAACACTTTGAATTATATTCCAAATAAAGAATCGGTAGTTTATGTAAGGAATATGACAAATGGAGAAATAGTTACTAAAGTACAAGCCGATAAAGAAAAAATACCATACTCGCCAATAAGCATTCATGAAGTAAATCGTGTAAAGGTGCTTTCTAGAGATGGTAATCAATTATTTAAAAATGTAAAGTATGCGCCGGGGCTTTCCAGAGATGAATATCCGTATGCATCTACAATTGAAGGTGGAAGTGATGGATACTGGGCGT